ATTAGATGGTAATGCTGGTACAGCAACTGCCTTAGAAACAACAAGAGCAATAGGTGGTGTCAACTTTGATGGTACTGCTGCTATCACTCCTACAACAATTGTAGTAGCTGATACAACTGATACTTCTTCTTATGTTGGATTATGGGAATCAGCAACGGGGAATTTATTACCAAAAACAGATGGTGGAATAACATATAATGCAGGAACAGGAATGTTATCATCAACTGGGTTCACTGGACCTTTAACAGGTAGTGCTTCTGCTTGGATAACTATGACAAGTTTACAAGCTAAATGGTTTGCAGATGTTGGTAATGTATTAACATTTGATGAAGCTGAACTTAATACTACCATAGATGCTAGAGATACAGATACAACATATACAGCAAGTGGCACTCTATTGGATTTGACAGGAACTGAATTTAGTGTTAATGAAGGAACTTTAACAGATGAGAGAGTGTGTGAATATGAAGCTACAGGAACTCAATTGGAATGCAATACAATTAAAGATACAGCTGGAGCTTGTGCATCTGCTTCTTTGTGTACAGGTGATAATACTTATGCAGCAACTAAAATAACTGCAGGAACATTTGATTCAGGGAGTTATGTTTTCACTGGTGGAACTTTAGATGCTCCAACTCTTAACACAGGTGAAGGTGATAATGAATTATTTAATATGGACCAGAACGTATTACAAGCAAGTGATGTTACTTTCAATAATGTAACTGCATCAGAATTATTTATTGGAAATTTAGAAGGTAATTCAGATACAACAACTTTGGCAGCAGATAGCACAGCTTGGATAACCTTAACTAGTGTACAAGCTAAATGGTTCACTGACGTAGGTAATGTCTTAACTTTTGATGAAGCTGAATTAAATACTTCAATTGAATCATATGGATATTCAACAGAAGTAGGTACTGTAACATCTGTAACTTCTGCAGATGGTGCAGCAACAATAGCAACAACAACTACAACCCCAGTAATTACAATAGTTTCAGCTCCCAAACTTACAACAACACGAGCAATAGGTGGAGTTAATTTTGATGGTACTGCAGCTATAACACCAACAACAATTGTGGTAGCAGATACAGCAGATGCAACATCTTTTGTAGGATTATGGACTGATGCTACTGGAAGTTTATTACCAAAGACAGATGCAGGAATAACTTATGCAGCTGATACAGGAATGTTGACTGCAACAGGATTAACAGGTCCTTTAACAGGAAGTGCTTCTGCTTGGATAACTATGACAAGTTTGCAATCTAAATGGTTTGCAGATGTAGGAAATGTATTAACATTCGATGAAGCAGAACTTAATACAACAATAGATGCTAGAGATACAGATACAACATATACAGCAAGTGGCACTCTATTGGATTTAACAGGAACTGAATTTAGTGTTAATGAAGGAACTTTAACAGATGAAAGAATTTGTGAATATGAATCAACTGGGACTCAACTTGAATGTGATATTCTTAAAGATGCATCAGGAGACTGTGCAGCTAGTTCTGCTTGTTTTGGTGGTCATACTCATTCACAATATATGGAAGATTTAGATGATGATGGTTCTCCACAATTAGCTGCAAATTTAGATGGTAATGGTAATGATATTGAATTAGATGCACAAAATAAAATATGTTTTGATGGTTCTAGTTGTACACAATATATTTGGAGAAATGCAGCAGGCAAAGTTCAAATAGTGGGGTAAAAAATGGGAGACATGAAATGGCAACAAGTAGCAGCTATATTAACAACAATATTGATAGCTGGTGGAGGATTAGTAACTTACACAGACTTACTTGGAGCTCTATTTAATCTTAAAGGAATAGATTATACTCATACAGGTGATATTGATTGTTCTGATTCTAATGTAGAATGTGCAGGTTATATTAATTTAACCACATCTTATTGGAGAGTTTGTTTTGCTCATTATAATGGAACTAAATACGAGAATAAAACTTTGTTCAAGAAGATGTCTAGGTCTAGAACACTGCATGCAAATTTAGACAACGTTGATAATATAATCAATACCGAACCAAGAATTGAAGTTGATTGGTTAGTTCCAACTTATGGTAAGAAATGGAGACCAATCAAAGATGGCGATTGTTGGGATAGAGGCAAAGTGAATAAGATTAAATTACTCTCTCATCAAGAGAAATGGCAAACAGTTAAATGGAGTTTCAAGACAGGTGAGTATGTAGATATAGACCCATTATGGATTGGTGATATTAAATTAAAACCAAAAGAAAAACCAATAATAGAAAATATATCTACAATTATTGGTAATATTAATTATACAGCACAAAATTGGATAATCACGAAATCTGGTACTGAAGAAAATCTTTTAATTGAATATGAAATAATAAATGATAGAAGTACTGGTTTTTGCATTGAACATATAGATAAGGAAAATTACAAAACAAATTTATTATTAGATTCAAAAAAAATTGCATCAGTTCCTTTAACAAAAAATGTTTTAAGTGATATTACTTTTAATAAAGATGTTTTAGATTTATCAAAAGATAAAAGTTGTTTTGTTGTTAATTATGATGAATTTAAGGAAAATATGTCTTTTAAAATTGGTTGGAATACTATTATTGTAACTTCAACTAGAGAAGCTGGTGGAGGTTGGGATGAATCATATCTTGCTAGAGTTTTTTTTGATAAAAATAATGATAGATGGCATGTTTTATATGCTGATGCTGATACAGATTTACACACAATATCTGCAGATAGGGCTGATTTAACTTCATGGACAGATGGCGTGGATATTCATTCAGTAAGAGTTATACCTTATGATGCTTATGGTTGTGCTATAGATTATGATGATACAACTACTTATTTACATTGTGCTTATGGAAATGCAAATGATTATTATGCTCGTTATAGAAGGTGTGAATTAACAGGTACTACACCATTTATTTCTTGTGGAACTGAACAAACGTGGTTCAGTTCTCCAGACACATTAGATGATATCGGATTGCATAGAATAGCCCTTGATGAAGATGATTGTGTTTTAATAGTTTCTAGTTTTGAAGATGATAGTATAACATCGATATATGAATATCAAAGTTTATTATTTAAAGAAAAAAACAGTACTGGGTGTGGAGATGGTGATTTTGATACAGATGATGTTGAAGCTGGATTTCCAATAACACTTCAAAGTGTTGATGGTTCAAGATACTCAAATCCTCTTGGAATTAAAACTTATGGGGATAAGGATGCGTTTGTTTGGTATTCAATATCTGAGGATATAACTACTCCAGATTATGCGGATGTTTATGGAAGATTGTTTAATGGTACATCTAATACTGTTGGCACAGAAGTTACTTTTACTGATATTGAATATTTAGTTAATTATATTTCTGCAACAGGAGTTATAACAGAAACAGATTATTCACTTCACATTTCAGTTCCTAAAGGCGGTACAAATACAGAGGTAGATTATTTAACAAGTAAAACTGATACCACAGATTCTTCTGTGGATACAGGTATTGATATGGATGTTCAAGCAACTACTGCAGCTCTTGTAACAGCAATTGTTGATACACAAGAAACGGAAGGTGATAGTGTATGGGTGTTTGCTGTAGATGATGCTGATGATGAAGATATATGGTATGCTATATCACCAGATGGGGGAGTTAATTGGGCAAATCAAACTTTATGGCAAGATGAAGCAGGAATAAATGAAGTTAAATTTCTTTCATCCTTTTTTGATGATGAATTTTGTGATATAGGTGTTAGTTGGTTGGGTGGTTCTGCATCACCATTTACTATTAATTTTGATACTATAAATACAGGAAACTGTGAACAACCACCAAGTAGCACTTGTGAATGTGCAAGTATTCAAGGAGGAACACCAGTTGATTGTTCAGAATATTGTAGTGTTAGTGTTTGTGATTTAGGTGGAGAGAATTTCACAACTACAAACACAGGTGAAATAAATATCACAGGAGAAGTGACTAATTTTGATGAATTAATTATAAATACAACAGGTTGTAACATAACTATTGACCAAGGAGTAAATTTAACTTGGCAATAGTTTTTATATAAAAACTACAAAAACTTTTTAAATCAACAAAATATAAATAAACACAATGAGGTGAAAAATATGCCTATATCAAAACCACAATCAAGTAAAGATAAGAAAGAATCTAATAAAAAGGATGAAGTCAAAAGAGATAAAGATGGCAGAGTTATTGTTGCTGAGAATGTTCCAATAGTTTTTGGTGCAACTATCAAACCTGTATCTGAGGTGAATTCTAATGGGTAGTAAAATGCATATAACAGGTGTTGCTGTGAGAGCAGGTCTGAGTAGAAATAATGTTCTTTATGGTAATGAAGTATTGGAAAAATTTGCTCCAACATTAGGAGACAAGCCTATGCTGAAAGACCATATACCAACTACAGATAATACAATTGGAAGAACTACTAAAACAAGTTTTGAAAATGGTGTAGTATCTTATGAGGGTTGGATAGTAGATGAATCAGTACAAGAAAGAATTAGAGATGGTAGAATCAAAGAAGTTAGTATTGGTGCTATTGCTGGCAAAGTAGTTATGGAAGATGAAAATGACCCAAACTCTCCATTAATAGTAAGGGAATTAGAAGCAATGGAACTGAGCACAACTCCAACACCAGGAGTGGTTGGCACTTCAATCAAACAGTATATGGAGAAAGTTAGTAAAGCAACAACACAGGAAGAAAGATTGAAAATAAAACCTGTTTCTGAGAATGTTAGTTTGTTTACAGAATATGTAAAAAATAAAGAAGAAAATGTTTCTGATGCTTCTGAAGAAGAAGAAGGTGATGTCCCAGATGAATCTGATACATCTTCAGAAGAAGAAAATATAAATAAGTAGGATTTTAAGATGGCAGAAGAGAAAGTAGATACTAAACTCCAAGAAGAGAATGAAGCACTTCAAGAAAAAGTTGCTACATTTGAAGCTAAGGAGAAGAAGTTGGAAGAAGAAGTAAGGATTAATGAAAAAGTGGATAAGAAAGTGAAAGAAGAACTTGCTAAGAAAATTAAAGAGCAAGAAGAAGAGAAAGAAGAAGAGACTAAACCTGAAGGAGATTCTGAAACAAAAGGTGAAGTTTCAGATGAAGAAGAAGTAGAGACTCAAGAGTCTAAACTTGATGGTTACAAAGTTGAAAAGGCTGATTCTGGAAAAGGATTCATGCTTTATAAAGGATAGGTGAAGAAAGATGGCACAAAATCCCGTAGGATATGTTAATGTTGCTGATGGTGGAGCTCCAAGAATAATTGGTGGTTACGCTCGTGAAGTAATTTCAGGTGGTCAATTTGTATTTTCATCAGGTGCTGCTGCAACTGCTACTGTTAGTTCAGGAACAAATAGTTTTGCAACAACTGATATCACATTCGCAGCTGGTGCTTCAGGTGGAGAGTTCACAGGAATTGCACTTAATGGAATTGTTGCAAGTGGTGCACCAATGGCTGTAGCTACAAGAGGAATGTTTATTGTTACAGCTGATGGAAACGTTGTCCCAGGACAAAAAGTTATAACAGGTGGAGGACATGCAGTTGATGTTTTAGGCTCTGTTGCAGGAAATATTGCTGCAAATAGGTCAATCGGTCGAGCTGTTACAGGTGCAGGTTCAGAAGGATACTGTATAGTAGACATTCATGGATAGGTGAAAAAGAATGGCAGAACAAAAATATATTAGAGAATTACTATCAACAGGAACAGGAACTGAAGGTTCATTACTTATTGTAAAGAAAATTCACGATACTCTTATTGATGAAGTTGACAAGGCTTTAATCCCAATGAGTGAAGCTGCAATTACAATGGGTCCAGGAGATATTCCAGGTTCCAGTGTAGATGTTGATTTAGTGGTAGAAAATAAAGGTGATATCAGGATTATTCCAGAAGGAGCTGAAATTATTTTAGACCAGACAGAATACACATCATTCAACGTAAAACCTAAAAAATATGGTGCAGGTATTAGGATTACAAAAGAAATGATGGAAGATGCAAAATGGAATTTGCTTCAGCATAACATTATGATTTTATCAAAAAGATTTGCTGAAAATGAAACCAATTTAATCATATCACAACTAGATAGTGCACAGAACACTGTTTCTGGTGGAGCTGCAATTACAATTGCAAATATCACTAGAGCAATGCAATATCTTGATGATGATGATTATGCAGCATCAACTTTGCTTGTGGGAATGGAAGTATTAAATGATTTAAGAAACATTGATACTTTTGTTGAAGCTAACAAAGTGGGAAACACTGATATGCTGACAAAAGGATTTTTAGGAACAATCTATGGACTGAATGTTCTTAAGTTTTCAACTAATGCAGCACCATCTTCAACATACAGTAAATATGCATATGTTTATGATAAATTACATGCATTCTTAAGAGCTGAAAAAAGACCTCTTACTGTTGAAGGATTCAGTTTGCCAGTTTATGACATGGAAGCTGCAACTCTTACTCAAAGAATTGCTTTCAGATATGTTAGAGCTAAGGCAACAGCAAAGATTACAACCTCTTAGAGTTGTAATTATTTTTTTTATTTTTATTTTATATTTTTAACACAATTTGAGAAAATGTCTCGTGTTGTGCGTGTTTTTGTGAGGGCTTTATTTTAAATGCGTCCTCGATAAGCAATGAGGTGAATTAATTATGGCAGGTATTAAAGACGGAATGGGATTCGAAGAAGTGAATCAAGAAGATACTCAAACCGCAATAATTTCAGGTACAAATTTATATGCATCAGATACTGTAACAGCAGATGATGTTATTGTTAGTAATGATTTAGCAGTGGGAAGTTCACTCATATTACCAAATGCAGTCAATGAAGGTATTGTTATCAATAATATACCAGCAGAAGCAATAATTAGTGGTGGTATGTGGGTTGAAGTTTCAGGTGCATCAGGAACAGCACCAACCTTTGTTTGTAAAGGTACAGAGGAACCAATGCCAGTCGGTATTTGTTTGGCTACAACTGCATCAGGTTCAAGTCCAACTATATTAACTAGAGGACCATATACTGGAATTGTCGCTGAAGACACATTAAGTGTTGGTGATGGATTTGCAGTAGGAGCAGGAAATGCTTTAAATTGTGCAAAGGCAACAGGTGCTGGAGTCAATCGTGGTATTGTTATTATGGGTGCAGGTTCAGAAGGAACAATGTCAGTATATCTTTACTAGATAACATTTTTTATTTTTTTATTTTTATATCCACGCCAAAGTGCATGGTTTTCGATAAGGAGGATAATATGGTAAGAGACAATAGGATTAAAGAGCGTAGATGGGTTGAAGAGATTAATACAGCTGATACAGTTACTACATATGAACATGACCAATCAATTAATGGTGAAATACTTTCTGTAGAATGGAACTTTAATAGAACTGGGAGTATTTACTTGACTGTCAGTGGGACTGGTGAAGAATTCTTTAGGAGAAATTTACCTAGTGGTGCAGCTTATGGAGTTACACAACCAAGATTATTTTCACAGTCAACAGCAGCAGGAAGTATAGCTGGTGCAGAACATGTACCATTTATAGCAAATGGACCTATTATATTACATACAGGTTCAACAGCATCTGGAACACAAACTTTAGATGTCACAGTCAAGTATAGGTAAACATAATGGCAAACTTAAATGCTGGTTCAATAGCTGCAATAGTGTTTGATATAATAGATGATATCACTCCAGGAGTTAGTGGACAAGTTGATACATTTATAAATCAATGTGCTAATAGTATGAAAAATTATGGTGATGAAACTATTGATGTTGATAGCATAACAGATAAGTTTCAGCCAGCAATGATAGCATGTGCATTATGTAAGACTTCAACTGCTATGATAAATCAAGGAACAGATGCTGCCAGTATAAAGTTAGGAGATTTCACTGTTAATCAAGGGAAAGGGTCTGCAATAGAAGATTCAGCAGATAAGTATTGTAAAGAATACAAAGAAGAAAGAGCTGAATTGGGAAGGAATATAAATTTTTATCAAACATTTACTTGAAAATGAATCTAATGGAAATTGATAGAGAGGAAGGAGCAACTGTTCAAGATGATTATAATGATTATAATGATTATAATGATTATCTGAATGAGAAATATCCAGAAATATGGAGTGAGTTTTATGATTGTGACAGCATCAGGTGTCCGTAAAGAATTCATGGGAGCCATTAAGAGTGGTGAAATTGCAAGGTTTAGATATTTTGCAGAATCAGGAGCAGATGCTAATTATGATGATGATGTTACTTTGGTTAAATCTGGGACTGATTATTATACTTCAGGATTGAAACAACCAATTAAAGCAACACGTGGAAGTCACGATGCTTTTTTACTTGAACAAGGAAGAGTAGAACAAGATGATTCCAAATTTTTCATACCTGGAAATTTTGATACCAGTGGCATTATAAGAATAGGTTTAGGAGGAAGTCCAGCACCTGGAACTAAAGAATATGCAATCATTGAAAATGGTATTCATTCACCACCTGAGATAGAAGGTGAAGTTGTTTTCAAGACAGTGTATATGAGATTTTTACCAACTGGAAGTTTGTTAGGAGAATGAGTAAGACAAATATTAAGATTAAAGGACTTTCAAAATTATTTAATAATATTGATAAATTTAGTAAAAAAGAAAAAAGGAAAATAAGTGTTGCAGTTAATAAAGCAGGATTTTTTTTAGAAGGTGAAATTAAAGAAAGTATTGCTGGACATAGAGTTGAACAAAGAAGTGTTGATACTGGTCAATTTTTAGATTCAGTAGCAACAGATATAACTCCAATGTTTGCAGCAATTGTATTCAGTCCAGTTGAGCATGCAAAATTTATGGAATTTGGTACAAGTAAAATAAGACCAAGAAGACATTTCAGAAATAGCTTAACAAGAAATAATAATAAACTAATAAAATCAATTAAAGAAAGCATTAAATTTTAGTCACAAGCGAGTGATTGAAACTAAACCAAGCGAGGTTGAACATGGTAAGCACAGATACATTTATTACAGATACAGTTAAATTTGTTAGAGATAATTTAGGCTCTAATATAACTGACCCAATTGGTTCTCGTCCTGGTCGTGAAAGATTTGTTATGACTTCTTATCCAGAAAGACCTGTTAAATATCCAATCATTACTGTTAAAGATAATGGTATTGCTGACAGAGAAAGAGCAGGAATGCAAAGTACAATAAGCTTAGTTAATGTTCCAATTGAAATAAGAATTTGGGCAAGGAATGAAGCTGAGAAAGATTCTTTAACTCAAGATGTTTATAATTATTTGCGTTCTACACAATTTAGTGGAACTGCACCATCAACAAATGCTGATTTGCATGACTACAAATTAAATTCAATAGTCAATGTTGATGAACCAGGAAAAGCTGGGATTAAAAGTAAAGTTATGGAGGTCGAATTTTTATTCGTAACAGAATAGGTGATATACATGGGAATATTTATAGCAGATAAAAACAAAGTAGGATTCAAATTTGAGAGTGGAACATATGCCAATCCAACTGGTGGTACATTACAGTGGCCAGGATTGATACAAAATGCAGCACCAGATGATAGCACTGGTGTAATAAATCATAGATATGCAGGTGCTGATACAAGAGATGTAAGTCTTTCTTCAGACGGTCCAATTGACCATGTGGGTACATTTAGTTTTTATCCACAGAATTGGAAGATGATGCAGTTTGCATTAGGTAGTATGGGAACAGCAAATGGTTCATTACACACATTTGTTCCAACAAATAGTTGTGATGGGAATAATTACACATCAGGAGTCAAAAGTCCTTTCATAAGTTTTGCACTTGAAATGGCTAAACAATGCGCAACTGGTGGAAATCAGATTAGAACTTATCAAGGTTGTATGGTAAATACAATGGCAATCTCAACTTCAGATGGTGAGCCAGTAACTGTAGATGTTAATTATAGAGCTAAAGAAATGATTTATAGTTCAGGTGCAGTAACTACAATGACTGCAGACAATTCAACTAAACCATTTTTGTGGAATCACACAACTCTTAACATACCATCAGGAGCAGCAAACATAATGGATACAATGAAAAGTTGGTCTTTAACTATAAATAACAATATAGCAGCACCACATTATTGTAATGGTAGTCAACAAGTTGATACACCATATCCATTGAATAGAGACTATACATTTGAATTTGTAATGGATAGTATAGCAAGCAAAGCAAAGACACTATACAACCAATATTTTATGGGTGGTAGTGAATTCAATGCAATGATAAATGTTGTGCAAGCTGGAAGTCTTAGACTTAATATTGGTATGAGTGGTTGTAAAGTTATGCCAGTTTCTTCACCAATTGGAAAAGAAGGAGCTGACGAGGACACAGTCACATTTGTACCAAAAACAATTCATCCAATAGCAGTTGATGTTGGTTCATACACATGGTGATTAAATGAAACTTAAAGAGAAAACAGTTGTTATTAATGGAGTTACATTTCAATTAAGAGAATTAAGTTGGGAGAGACATTTAACTTTGATGGATGAAGGATTTTCCTTCAAAAGACAGATAAGATTAACTGTTATAGACCCAACTGATTTATCTTTTTTAGATGATTGGCACAAGGATGATGGTGTCAAACTTTTAAAAGAAATTGCAGACATTAATAAAAAACAAAAGAAGAAAAAAGATACAGATTTTCCGAAGCAATAGATTACAGAAACAAAGTCAGATGGTGGCTAGTTAAAACATTTAATTGGACACTAGATTACATAGATACTTTAAGTTGGGAAGATGTACAATGGCTTATTAAAAAAAATAATGCTGATAATGCCAGACAAAAAGCTTTGAATAATTCAAAAAGGTCTACAAGATGACACAAAAAATAGGAAAATTACTTGTTGAAATTAGAGCTGATACCAAACAGTTGCAAAAAGATTTAAATGGTATGAAAAAGAAATTTGGAAATACCAAGAAAGAAGTTGGTGGATTAACTACTAGCATGAGAGGATTAGTAGGAGCCATCGGTGGTGCAGCTATTGCTGGTTCTGTTATATTTGCTGTGAAAAATTTCACACAAGAATCTATTCAATTAGGAATGCAAATGGAAGGTCTTGAAAATGCATTCAATAAACTTGCAGGAACTGCAGCACCTAACTTACTTGCTTCAATTAAAAAAGCTTCAGCTGGTACAGTTGCTGAGATAGATGCAATTCAAGCTGCTAACAGAGCAATGTTATTAGGTGTAGACAAAGAGGCTTTGCCACAAATGATGGAAATTGCTAGGGCTGCTGCACAAGCAATGGGAACAGATGTTACTACTGCTTTTAATGATATAGCAACTGGTATTGGAAGACAATCCAAATTAATCTTAGATAATTTAGGTATTATTTTAAATATGGAAGAAGCATATGAAAAATATGCAATTAGTATAAACAAAGCCACTTCTGAATTAACTGATTTAGAAAAGAAACAAGCTGTAACTAATGCGGTGATTGAAATTGGAACTTCTAATATGGAAAACATGGGTGGTGCTATGGATACTACTAAAGAATCTATTCAATCATTACAAGCAAGATGGAAAAATTTCTCAACTGAATTTGGTCAAACCTTATCTGAAAATACAGGTAAAATAGCAGAACATGTTGAAAATATTTTAGATTTGCATGATGCTATTAATTCTATTGCTGACAGTGTAGATAGATTATCCAAATCAGAAGATGAAAATTTAAATAAGAAAACAAAAGAATCTATAAATCTTTTAGGTAAATTAGGAGAAGCAATTGGTGGTGACTTAGGTAAATCTATTACAGAAACCTCATTTGCACTTGGTGATTTTGATGAAATGGTTTCAAACTTAGATGAAGATTTAAGTGAATTAGTTGGTGAACAAGAAAGAATTAAAATGTCTACCAGTGTAATGGGGACAGAAATAGATAAATTAACAGGTAAATTTATGGGAGAAACAAATGTATTGTTTCAATTAAGAAAAGCAGCATCACAAGATGTTGCTCAAAGAGAAGATACTATTAAATGGGTAAAGATACAAACTGATGAACATGCCAAACTTAATTTTCAATTAAAAGAAGAGAGAGAAAGGCTTGATGCAGTAAGAAGTGCACAAGCTCAACTTGTTGGTAAGTTTGGTGGTGCAAAAGAATTTAATAGAGCAAGAGAAAAAATTAAAAGTGGTAAGGTAGTTGCACTTGGAAAAGTTGCAGAAATGTTTGGTGTTGAACCAACAGGTTCAGTTTCAAATGACAACTCAAAAGCAACAGTTATAAACATTGGTACAATTAGTGGTGTTAATGAAGATGACATTGCTGAAGCTTTACAAAGTAAATTAAATGACATGGTGACTTATTAATGGGTGATGCTAATTATTGTGTAATAAAATTAGATGATGTTACTATTACAGATATTGATAATGCTCAAGTCAAAGCAGCCATTGGTGAAAACAATACTTCTAGTAGATTCAATGCTACCATTAATAATAATTGTGGAATTAATTTAGATAGTCTTAGCATCAATGGTGAGATTGAAGTACATTCAACTTCTATTTCTAATCCTTATATAGATTTAGAAGATGATAGTTGGGAGAATAAAATATTTTTAGGTATAATTGAAGAGATAAGAACTAGAGAAGACAGCAGAGGAAATTCAGTTATAGTTATTGAAGGAAGAGATTATACAGCTAGAATGCAAGACATAACAATTCCACCAACTGTTTATAATGATGATGAAATTTCTGTAATAGTTGAAAATCTTATGGTTAATTATCTTCCAGAAATAACAATAACAAATGTTAATCCAACAGGGGTTACACTTACTTCATTTAGAATCAATCAAAGAACTTTGTTTGATGTTATGCAAGAATTAGCAGAGCTTGCTGGTTTTATATTCTATATTGATGTTGATAAAGATTTGCATTTTGAAACAAAAGATTCTATCAGTAGTGGCATTATTTTTGACAATTCAAATACTAAAACAGCAATCTTTAAAGAATCAGATAGGAATGTTTCAAATAGAATTTGGGTTTATGGAGATAGGGTTTTGACTAAATGGGAAAATGATTTTGTAGCAGATGGTGCTGGTAGTGAATTTACATTAGATTTTCAACCTCACAATACTGAAATTACAGTCAATGGTTCAATTCAGCAAGGTGGTATTTTTGAGCTTGTAGAAAGTGCACCACCTTCTGGCATACAATATTTAGTTAATTTTGATTCTGCCAATATTATTTTCACATCTGGTACTGATGCAGGTGATAATCTTCCAACAAGTGGAGATGATATATTTGCTGCATATGATAGAGATACTCCTATTATTAAATTTGCAGAGGACATAGATAGTCAAGAAGCATATGGAATAAGAAGTAAAGTTATTATGGACAAAAGTATTAAAGACCCATTGTTTGCTAAAACAAAAGCAAGGAAATTTTTGTCACAGAATAAAGATGCTAAAGTTCTTGGGATATTATCTAGGATTAGAAATATTAGTGATGTCACACCAGGAAATACTGCTGTTTGTAATTTCCCAAATCAAAATGTTTCTTCAAAAATATATAAAATATTAGAAGCAACTTACAATTTCACTAAAAGAAAAAATCTTGCTTATGAAGTATTAGATGTTAAAGTTTCAGAGAAGATACCAGATGTAACAGATACTATCAAACAAATATTGCTTGACTTAAGAAGATTACAATCTAATGAATTATTGAATACAGATATATTTACAAGATTACAAAGTTCAACTGGTAGCATGGGTCTGAAAGTTTCAAATTGGAAAATCAAAACAGTTGAGATAAATAATTCATGGGTGATAGGTCATCCTATCAATGGCATAATAGGCTCAGTTGGAGCTGGTTCATTACAACCACTTGTTGGAAATAATAAAAGTGGAGCAGTGGTTGTTCGTTCAGGAGGAGAATAATATGGGTGTCACAGATTCAGGTAAATCAGGGAATGCATTATTAATGGGTCCAAGTGGAACTAGACCTGGATATCTTGCAATAGGAAGTGGAAGTGGAACTTTTGCAGTTGGGCAAACAGGATTAGTTGCTGAAACTGATAGGAAAGAAATTGCTGCTACTGGATTTGATATATCAACTGCAAAAAAAATAGCATATTCAGCAGCATTTAGCTCAATTGATATGAGTGGATTATTATTAAGAGAAGTTGCAGTATCAAGTGAAGTGTCTGGTGGAACAGTTTGGGATAGAGAAGCTTTCCCATCAGTTGAATTTGATGGTACAATTGAATTAGAAGTTGAAATAATATTTGAGGTTTTTTAATATGACAGTAAGTTGGGACAATGGTTCAAGACCTATGGCAGAATGGTTGAATGATGGAACTTACAATAGCCTTAAATGTGATGAGATAGCAGCACCAGGAAGTGTAGAAGCTTTGCATTATTATGATTCAGGTGCTAGTTGCTATAAATATTACAATGGAACAGAATGGATAAATTTATGGTGAAAGAAAATGACATATTATAATGGTTCAATATACCCAGCAGGAAGTTTAAATAATTTTAAACCAACTACAATGACATTTGAAAGTGGAGCAGTACCAACTCCAGCTACTGGTTTGATGTATTATAATCCTGGTAGTAGTAAGATGTATTATCACAATGGTACACAATGGTTAGGAGTGGGAGGAAATCAATTATTTTTTACCAATCCAAGTTACTATACAGTCTATGATAATTTTGATGGTCAATCAGGAGGAGATGTACCTAATTCAACTTTATGGGATGTTACCTCTACAGATGAAGGACAAGGAGGTCCTGCTGGTACAGCATTAGTAAGTAATACACAACTTGCTGGTGGCACTACAAATGAACTTAAAATGATTTCCCCATCTAAGAATTATGGTGGTGGTGATGACTATAATCAAGTTGTTACAGTAACTTCTAAGACATTGCCTAAAAATAGAAATAGTTGGTGTAGAGGATATTTTGATATGAATGATGTTTCTTCTGAAGTTTTTTCTATTACTATATATATTGGTAATGATACTGATGGTTATACTTCTGTAAAATCAATATCTACTGGAAGTGAAGATACATATACTGGTAGTATAGCTTTGTTTGTTGTTGCTAAAGGTGGTGATGTCTATGATGTGTATGTTAATGGCATAAAAGAATTAACAGATGAAACATTAAGTAATGGTCCTCAAATAAGATTTGTTACACAATATGAAGCAGATGGTGGTGGTCATGTTTATTTTTATTTTGATGATGTTAGACATAGTGATTTTGATACAATATAGATGGAGGAGAAAATGTTAATAAAAATATTTAGATGGATATTCAGAAATTATTATTTCACAGAAGATACTTACATGAGTAACAGCACAATGAAAAATACATTAAGAAGAAAATATAAAAATGCTTATGTAGAAATAACAGACAATAAGAAATGGTTAATAGAGCAAGGAGAATTAGAAAAATTTCTTAAGCTTAACATATTCAGATTCATTAAATATAAAAAAGAAGTATTTGATTGTGAAGATTATTCACGTGTTTTAATTGGACTCGTTAGTTTGTTCAATGGCAGACATTCATTTGGCAGAGTGCATGTTATTAGGAGTGATGGTAGTAAACATGCTTTAAATTGCTTTGTTAATATCTTTGGTCAATTGAAAGCAGTTGAGCCACAAAACAATTTGATATTTAGATTAGAAGATAATGGTATGATACCATATTACATAGAGGTGTAAGACATGAAGCATTTTAGTTCAGATGGGAATGGTGGATATCTTATTAGTAAACCTTTTGCAATTATGAGTTTAGTGATAACATTACTTGTATTATTAAGTTCATTTGTATTTGGATATGCTCAGCTTACTAATAGAGTAGAAAACATGGAAAAGATTTTAGATGAAGGGATACCCCATCAGCAGGAAATAATAAAAGAAATGAATAATCAAATTTCAGATAATGAAAGAAATTCAGCTATTCTGAATGAAAGATTAGACACAATAAATCAAGATTTGAATATAATCAAATCAGATGTAAAAGAATTATTGAAAACAAAATGAAAATAATGAGTGAGGTGTATAACATGGTAGAAGTAAAAAAGTTTTATCACAGTAAAGTATTTTGGATGAATGTTCTAGCAATATTGATTGGGATAATGTCAGTTGTTAGTGACCAACTTACAGCTGGGATTGCAATGACAGCTGCAGGAGTATTCAACATTATTTTAAGAGCAGTTACCAAACAAGCTATGACATGGGAATTAAGGTAAATGGTTAGATGTGACAAAGCAAGAGGAATACATAACAAAGGAATTCAAGATAGAATAAAACAAATTTGGAAAGAAGAGAAATATCATATACTTGCAGTGGCTTACAACATCCAATATTTTGACCATTCTGTTGCTCCTGTTGTCGAAGGTGAATTAGATATTTTGAAAATATATAAAACACCAAAACTTGGCATTGAAGAAATCAAGACAACAATAAATAATAAGAGTGTAGAACGAGCCAAGAAACAAATGTATTGTGCAAAAGATGTATTCAAATTTTATAATCCATCAGTTGCAGCTTACTTTTTAGATTGTCAAACTAAAGTTAAATTTTAATTTTTTATTATTTTTATTATTTTTTTTGCACTATTATTCCAAGTAAACTTCTGTGCATCTTTTTCAGCTTGTTCTCCTTTTTCTTTCATCATGTCTTGTTCTTTAAATGCATGTCTCAATATTTTTCTTATCTTATTAATGTTAGGCTGTAACCATTTAATTCCTTCATATTGTATGTCATGTTTAACCTCTACCAAATCAAAACCTGGAATATATAAACTATTATCTGTTGTCATGTATTGCATTTGTCCACCAAATTGAGTCTGTATGTTAGGTAAACCACAAGCCATTGCTTCAAGACCTGGAATGTTGAAAGCTTCACCTCTAGTGGTACTTACAAATACATCACCCATGTTATAGAAATCACAGAGTTGTTTGACAGTCATGTTATCAGTTATTATTCTTATGTTACCTTTGTTTTCAATGTTTAAATTCTTCATAGCCACCTCTAAATTTTGTGGCATGTAAGCAGGATTTAATTTGACTATCAATTGCACCTCTTCTTCTTTTGTGAATTCTTCATTAAAAGCTTTCAATAAATATTGTATTCCACCTCTATCTTCTCCATCTCCTCTCCATCCTTTATTGCAAACAAAAGTAAATTTTTCACAGTCACATCTAGGGAATGATTTATATTTATTGATATCTACACCATGTGGAATTATATGAAGTTTTGGTTCAATTAATTTATTCCAAGTCAAAGAATCACATGTATTTTTAATAGCATTTTCAACATGGTTGCTTGGTACAAATATATAATCAACTTTTTTATCTATCAAATATTCAATCCAGTATTCAGGTATCTTATCTCCTTCCCAAATAACCCAGCCAGCAAACTTCTTAGGGTTTTGCATAAGTCCAAATCTCCAAAAAGGTGGAGTTGATATCATTATGGTTGTTGCTTCTATATCAAAATCTTTAGTTAGCATATTGAATTCAGCATCAGTAGTATTGAATTCCCAATTGGGATGTTTGGTTGAATCTATTCTTACTTCACTTGTCTGTGTATATAAGGCATTAGCCAAACATTTTGTATGTATATTGTAACCACTTGTACCAAAAAAATTTCCCATTATATTAATTTTTTCCATTTTTACCATAACATTCTTTACATAAATGATAATCAAAACTACTCTTAGCAATCTTAGCCATCTTTCCACACCCAGTGCATTTTCTTTTCACCATATCTTTCAATGGTGTATTTACCTTTTTAAATTTTTGAAAGTATTTCATTTTTATTTTTCTTGATAAATTTCCTAAATGTATCTTCATCTAATTGAACACACTCAGCATAATTAGCAGCTCTACACCCCCCAGAGCTTGACCTTAAATGATAAGCTTTGGCAAATGTGCTACAACCTATTTTATATCCTTGCATTATAGCTCTTAAAGACCAAATTGATTCTTCTCTGAATCCAATTTTAGATAACTTGTCTTCATATTTAAGTTTTATTTTTGATTTGTACATAGCATTAGTTCTGAAATGATGAGTTGGTAACTGTAAATGTTCATCATAACAATATCCTAAGTCATCTCCTATATAAATTGGTTCACCTTTATCATTAATATCAATTCTACTTATGACAGGCTCAACACATTCAACTTTTCTTATTATTTCAGGAGCATCAATGTTAGGAATAACTCCAGTTGCTATATCATAATTATTATCAATAACACCTTTAAGAAATTCTAAATAATTTTGTTCTAAAATGCAATCATCATCCAATCTACAAGTAAGAGGATTGTCAAAATCGTCTTTGTCTATTAACATGTTTCTTGCTCTTGCCACTCCATTACTTGTATTGTTTCTTATGAGTTTAACCTTATGATTTTCTAGCATCAATCTATTAATAATTTTCATAAGGAATTCACAATTAGTAATTGGACTTCCACTCGCATCATCTAATATTAGGATATCAAATTCTTGATAGTATTGAGTTCTTAAACTTTGTAGCAATAAAGCTAATTCAGAATGTCTATCTCTTGTGCATATATGTATTGTTGTTCTTTCCATTTTGTTTATTTTGTTGCTTTCACCCATAAATCAACACCATCCTTTTCATATATTTCTACATCTTTAAATTGTAACATTGAAAACCATACTTTTAATTCTTCTTTCAAATAATAATACATCCTAGCAGATGAAATTGTCATTTGTGTTCTATATCTAACATGTGTTAAGAAGTGTTGTTTCTGTTTTCTCAAATCTGGAAATTGTAATAATATTTTACCACCAGACTTTAACACTCTTCCTAATTCAACTAGATTTGCAAAAACATAATATTTTGGGATGTGTTGCAGTACGATGAAACTATATATTCTATCAAATGTATTATCTTCTAACGGAATAGTATGTGCATTTGGCATTTCAGTTAATTGTATTATACTATTCAAATCTTTGAAATTACCTAAATATATTTCTGCTTGTGCCAGTATATTAGCACTAACATCTACACCAACTATTTGTTTGCAATATTTAGACAAAGGAGCCATCAACCTTCCTATGCCACAACCAAATTCCATGACAGTATCCTCTTTTTGAATGTTTAAATTGTTTAATATATATTTACAATCTCTTTCAGTATCTTTATTGAACTCTTCAAAATCAGCACTGTTGTGTATTATTTTCCTAAAAGCTTGTTTCAATGTATGTGTGTTGTGCCAAAACTCTTCATCACTTTTCATTTCCATTTTAACTCATCCCGATTGCAAGGAAATACAAAAATATCCATAAGCCTAGTAATCCTAAACCCAGTAAGAATGGAATCCATATCCCAGCTACTATCCAACCCAATCGTTTTTTATTTCAATTAACTCATTTAAAATTTGTTCTTCAGTCATTTATTTCACCTATACTTATCAAACACCAAAATTGTTCATTGGTTTCTCCTTCTTCTTTCTCAGTAAAAATATCTATTTTTTTTATGTTACAGAATCTAAATAATCTTTCCATTTGCATATCTGTTAAACAAAAAATATGGTCTTCATCTGCTTCCAATATTTGATATTTGCAATGATAAGGTGTTGATATGAAAATATATTTGCTAGTAGCTCTTTGCATTTCATTCAAAGCTCTTACTGGTGAAACACCATGTTCGAAACTATGACAGCTGAAAATTAAATCAAATGTATCAGTCAAAAAAGGTATGTTGTGGAAGTCTCCTCGTATAACATCATTGGCACATCTGTATAAATCCATACCAGTCCAATCTATATTTTTTTCTTGAAAATATTTTTTGAAATGTTCAGCACCACATCCTAATTCTAATACGGTGTTTATTTTTCCTTCATGTTCTTTAAGGAATTTATCCAATGCTTGTCTTGTTACTCCTCTATGAGTTTTCACTTTATTTTTTCACCTATTATTATTTGTCCTTTGAAATAGAAATGTTCTGGTGTTGGTATTATTTTGAAGTATTTAGATATTTTTTTAAGCCACCATTCTTTGCTTTCTTTAATGATGTGAGTTGGGTCTGCTTCAAGATTCTTATCTCCTTTGAATGGAATACTAAATAAAGCATGTGTGTATGTAACACTAGACATGTTTTTTAAAGCCTTATCCAGTTGTTTATATTCTAAATGTTCTAATATATCAACAGCAGTAACCAAGTCATACTCCTCTTTAAAATTAGTTTTATCACAGATATCTCCATGAGTTATTTCTGTGTTGCATATCTTATGACCAATTGCCCAACTAGATATCTCTAAACCTTTACAATGATGTCCACACATTTCCCAATATCTTAAGAAAGGACCACGACCACATCCTAAATCAAATACAGTTCTTGGTATGAAATATTCATTCCATTGTTTGACCATCTCAACATGTTTGATTTCTGCTTTTCTATTACCAAAATATAATTCTTGTTTAAGTTTATCTAAATTAAAAAAGTCTTTTATTATGTTAGGATACTCTTCAATATCAAATTTTTCATTTGTGAATTCATTTAACAAATGTCTATGATACCACCATTCTAAAAATTCTAAAGAATGTATATTAGATTTTTTCACATGATTAAGATATTTTTTTCTAGTCCTAAATAATTCTCTAGCATAAGCAAAGTGCCAAAGTGTTAATACATTTAAATTCTCCATATGTTTTTCCTGTTTGCTCTGAAGAACAGGATGTTCAACTTCTTTATAAAATAAATCCTCTGTTACTTTGAACATTCTACATAAGCACCAATGTTCTTTCTGGAAAGTGTCTTCTCTATTTATAGCATACATAACATGTCGCATGTGTGGGCTAAATATTTGAGTACCATAATGTGCTTTCTCTTCTAAGAAAAATAACAATTGTTTTTTTGTTTTTTCTATTTGTAATATTTCATCAGCATCTACAACAAGACACCAATCATCTAAAAAATGTTTCTTAAGATAATCTAAATAAACAATTCTTTGTTTGCCATTGGCACCTTTGTAAGCATGTTCATAATCTTTTTCAATAATTTTAACTTTTCCATCTTCATCTTTGATATTATAATGGAACAAGAAATCAAGACGTGGTGTAGTATTATATACCCCATGACTCCACACAACAATAATCTCATCAGCAATATCATATATGCTATTATAACTAAGAGGGAAAACATCTTCATCATTTTCTAAGATGTAACATATTATTAATTTTTTATCTTCTGCCAATGTTTAAGCACCTCTAATACTTCTTCTTTAGGAAATTCTTTGCTATCTATATTAACTTTCAAACCATCTCCTGCTAATACATATTCATAAGAGTCATCCAATAACCGCATCCCTAATTTTTCATAATGTTCCCACAATGTACAACCAGGAAATGCAGTCAATGGATATAGGTCAGCTGAATCTAGCTGTTGATTTTGAATCCATTTAATTGTTTTCATAGCAGTTTCTTTAGTTGCTCCTGGTAAATTAATTATAAAGAAACCTTTCACTTTAATTCCTAATTGATTGCACCATTTGATGACTTGTTCGTTTTGTTCAATAGTCATTCCCTTAGCACATTTCTTTAATACTTCATTGTCAGCATGTTCAATTCCAATACTGATAGTTTCTAGTCCTGAATCTTTCATTACTTTTAATAAATCATAATCAACACAATCAGCTCTAGTTGTACACCTGAATTTAATGTGTAGTCCTTTTATTTTATTACAGATGTCTATTACCCTTTGCTTGTCATAAGTAAACATATCATCTAAGAAATAAAAACTTCTAAATCCATAAGTATCTACCATGTGGAACACTTCATCATATACATAATCAGGACAATGCATTCTAACTCCTTGACCTAATGATTTCCTAGAGCAATAAACACAATGACCATTACATCCTCGTGAAGTAATTAATGTTGCAGTTCTTTTATCATTTTGAATCATATTATAATTATTCATATCAATTAAGTGATATGCTGGGTGTGGTAGATAGTCTAGTTCTTTTATTTGTGGACCAGTTACAATACCACCAGTCATTCTTGTCTTCCAATCTTTAATTTTAATTTTATCCATACTATCTTTTATTTCAAATAGTTCTTTAAATCCAGTTTCACCTTCACCAACAATAACATAATCAAAATCCTTAGTACAGCTATCTGGGTCAGCACTTGGATGACTACCACCAGCAATAAGTTTTACACTATCATTTGTCCTAGCACTTATATATTTTGCAAGCTCCATTACTTTTTTATACATAGGAGTTGTGAAACTAATACCAGCAAAATCTGGTTTGTATTTGTGCAAATAATTTATACAATTATTTAATGGCTCATGATTCAAATCAAATATTTTAACTTCATGACCTAATTTTTCTAAGTAACCTGCTATGAATAAAATTCCTAATGGAACTCTATCTCCTGCATGCTGTAATATTTCTCTTTCATTCGGATTTATTAAAACTATTCGCATTTTCCATTAACTCTTGAGGACTATTTTCTTTCTCATCCCCAAGACTCCATATCATTTTTATTTTTAATTTGTTGCATAATTCTACTTCAGGAACATTACTATAACTTTTGTTTCCACCATTGCCAAAATAATCTGGCATCAATTGTTCTAATTCTTTACAAACAGAAAAATCTTTATCATCTTTTGTATGTCTTGTAGTCAAGACCCAATCAATACTTTTTAATTCATTTAGTATTGTTGCTCTTAATTTTTCATCTTGAAAAACATGTCCTTTCTCTTTTTTCAGCCAGTGGTCGTTGTTAAGTATAACAATTACTTTGCCATCTTTACCAACAATTTTTCTTGCTGCTTTGAATAAATTAATATGCCCATTATGTAATGGGTCAAATCCACCTGATAATGCTATACTTTCCATTGTTAATCATCCCATGTAATCTTGTTTCTCTGTTTTATTTTCATCTGGATTGTCATAAATAAAATCTAATGCTTTTTTTTGTCTCATCAATTTGAAATATTCTTCTTCTGTTTTAGCTGCTTCTATTAATCCTAATTTATCATTTTGAGTTCCAAAGAGTATAGAACCAAATCCATCAACAAGTAAAATTCCTGCATTGACTCCTTTCAGTTTTAAAACTCCTATGAGAGCTTGTATTTCATTATTACTTTTAATTTTATTGACTGCTACCATTTGCCATATCTTCCATTAATTTTTCCCATTGTGGGATAACTTTTTTCCATGAATAGTATTTTTCAACTTTCTTGACACCAGCTTTGCTTAATTTTTCTCTCAGCTCAGCATCATTATAAATCTTCGACATTTGCTTTACACAATCATCAATATCCATGACACCTCTTTCAACCATCCAACTTCCTGTTATGGTTCCATTCAATATTTCATCATTGTGTACTTCAACATTATTATTTGTGCCAACAAGTTTAACTGGTAAACCACATTGTCCATTATTAACAATTAATTCTCTAGTGGTAGTATAATCAGTTACAATTGAGGGGATTCCACAAGCAGCAGCTTCAATAGTTGGTACACCAAATCCTTCACCACTTGTGGTCAATAAATGACAATCCATTAAGTTATATATTTCATTCATTTTTTCATATGTGAATCCATCAAAGGCTTGCATACCACTGAATACAACTCTATTTCTAATCTTAAGTCTATTGATTAAATCCATTATAGGAAATACAGCTGCTCCATCTGTTGGGTCACAATGTAAGAATAATAAAGCATTTGGTGCAGTAGGAGCAAATTTGGTAAATGCTTTTATAGTTCTATCAAGCATTTTTCTTCCTTGGTTACGTGCAACAGTCCCAAATATAAACTTCCCTTGAAGGCCATACTTGGCTTTTAACTGTTCTTTATTTGCTAAAGGTTTATAGTTGTTGGTGTCTACAGCGTGTGGTATATACATTGATTTGATACCATGCATCTTTAATACTTGCTCTTGCCCAAACTTAGCCATAGCAACAGGAACATTAACTTTTTTTAATATGGTATCACAATTGAGTGGCATCCCTCCTCCACCATCAGATGGAAAATAAAATATTGTCTTTGCAGGTGCTAAATCTAGCTGATTAAACCATGGATATAACATGAAAGTATCTAGCAATACACAAAAAATATCTGGCTTATGCTTCCTTAACAATGCTTCTATCCTGTCTTGCATGTATGGTTTGTTACCTGTGCCGTGTATCCAGAAATTAAATGGTGGTGTATCTACAATTTTATTTCCAGGTGGCTGGTCTTGACCAACATAATTATGTGCCAATAAATGACATTCATGACCTGCATTTGCAAGTCCATTTAATATGTTCCAACTGATTGTGCTGTATCCTGTAATAGTAAAACAGCTATCACTCAACCACATTATTTTCATTTTGGTAATACCTCAAAGTTAGGAGTTCTGATATTGCAATCAGCTCCAGATTTCAATATGATTTGGTCACCATCTTGAGTGACTGAAAATGTAGTGCCTGAGAATTGTGTTGCTATCTTATTTGGAATTGTTATCCCAAAATAATCTTTATGCATTGTAGAAGTAGTTAATTTTCTTATTTTATATTTGTGTATTTTCACCATTTTTATATAAAATTATTTTAAGTCTTTATAAATTTTTATATAAATTTGTTTCTTTCATGTCTATTTTTATATAAAAATGTAATAAAACTTATAAATGAATATAATTATAATTATAATTATAATGGATGTCATAGATTTTAGAGCTGGAATAGAAAAAATTAATATTCAAATAAAGCAAAGCCCACAAAGACCTAATGAAAATTATAGTAAATCTTTAACAGTTTATGGTATGGGTGTTGATGAAGCATTCAATAGAATTGAATTTCTTTTCAAGCAATTAGCTAAAAATAAAAAAGAAGTTGTTATAAAACACTTCAAAATACAGAGGGAAGAACATGGTGAAATATAGAAAACTATCTAAAGAAGAAAGAGAACTTACACAAAGGTCTTCAAGGAGACATGCAGAGAGTATCAGAAGACAACAAATTAGGATGGATGGATTGTCACATATGATAGACAAAGAATTACATATTAATTATCTTAATAAATTAGATGAATTAATAGCAATAAAGAAAAAATTAGAAGAAAATGTTGAACAATCTAAATTTATTCTAAAAATTTGCAAAGAACAACTTGCAAAAGGAGTTGAAGTTAAAAAAGAAGTTGATAAGGAGGAAATTAAAAATGAGTGATATTATTACAAGACCTTTAACAGAAGATGAAAAAAAAGAAATTACACCATTAAATTTTAAACATGGTATGGACAAATTTAAAGCTACTATTGCAGATGTTGACCAAAAGCATAAAAAAATATATAAGCCTTATTGCATTGCTTGTGCCTTAGCTGATTTCAAATTTGAATGTGACAAGATTCGTAATGAAGTTGAACTAAGAGGTGGAGCTATTTCAGATGAAAAAATATATGAGATAGCTTTGACAAAAGTTGAACCACAAAAATATGGTGGTAAGGAATTGTTTGATGAACTAAGTGTTAGTGAAGCAAGAGAACATATTCTTATTGGTACATCTAAAATAAATAAAGTAATAGGTAACCATTTCAATTATCAATGCAAGAGGAGAGGACATGGTGTCGCATTATTTATTTCTGTTGAGGATGAAGAAAAAAGAAAAAAAGATTTACCAAAACAGAATACAGTCCCACCACCTGCAACAGATGATAATCCTTCACAGGATTAATTTTTTTTATTTTAAATCTTTGATGTCCAAAGGTAAATTACACTTTGGGCATCTATAAATTGTTTCCATACCTTCTTCTGGATAACATTTAGACATACACAACGGGCACTTATCGGTCATCTTCAGATTACCTCTAAATTTTTATCAACTTGAACAATGGTTGGCAATAATTCTGTTAATCTTGCTTTGCAACATAAACATTTTTTAAATCTAATTTTCTTGGTTATTTTATAGTGTGCTAAACAGTTTGTACAAGAATATCTAAAATATTTATATTCCATATTAATCTCTATATTTTTCTATATCTAATCCCGGAAATAACAATTTTGCTATTTCTTTTGGGAGTTTACTGCCATTTCTAGCAACTTGATGTTTTTCAGATTCATGAAGAATTCCATCAACTGCATCAATATATGCTGCCCAATCAAGTAATTTAAATTCATCTTTATTTTTTTCTGAAGTATAATTAGATACTGCAACAGCTAATACTTTTTGTGCTAGTGGATAACATACTAAATTTTTGGTAAATTCCATTTCCCTCAATCCTCCTTAATCATAGGCTTGCCACATTTGTCACAAACCTTGTTTTTGGTATCAGTACAAATCTCATAATCACATTTTGGATTAGAGCATTTCCAATGTGTAGTTGGTAAATCAAAGACTCCCATTTT